GAATGACAGATGCTAGACATGTTCCCCAGTGTAGAAACCAAACAAATGAACCAACGAAAATAAGTTTTTCTTTACCTGTCAACCCCATGCCTCCATATAATCATCAAGAGTAAATCCTTCCTCATCAATACATGCTTCTTCTATCAACTCATCGTAAGTATACTCCTCAAGTTCCTTACGATACTCTCCGGGAGTTGCATCATCTGGATCATAATCATCATGGCAGAGATACTCCCACTCTGCCACAAGTGCGTCAATCAGTTGTGCTTTAGTGTACTTCATAATCACTTCATATAAAGATAACCGCCTGCCCAGTCAGCATTCTCAAGCAACCACTCACGATCGCTGATGATGCAAAGGTTGAAACGAACGTGCTTAGCAGGTGATTTGAATGATGCTGCTTTGTACACATCACCATTCTTCTTATCTACGAAAGCATGAACACTACGAGAGGGAGGACGATTGTTGTTAGGAACCTCCATGATGATCTTATGATATTTGCGACCAGATTCGATCACAAACTTATATACAGGAGCATCATAACCAGCGACCTTACCTTTGTTGCGAGACTTAAAGTTATCTTCAAGAGCATCACACAGCATGAGAGTATACTTGCGGACGTTCAACTCAATGGTGTTGCGAGCATCCTGGGTGGCACAGTAGTCAGCGAAGGATTGAGTGGTCATGGTGTCTTGCGTTGATGAACTTAGTATAGGGTGAGATAGGGTCAGTTCCAACACGTCTTGGGACACTTCCTCAACTGTCACTCTTTACAAGATTTGCTTCTGCAAGAACTAATTGCATATTTTCATATACAGTCAACCCACCTTTACTATGGGGAACTTTATGATCCATATGAGTCTTTTCCCCATCTTCAACCCAATCCAGGGGGATTTCTTCACCAGTCAGAGGACAAATACCATTCTGATCACTCCAGAGAGAAAGTCTCCATGATGGATCAGCATAACGTGTGGTATCCTTCTTAACAATCAGTCCACGTTCAGACAACAGAGGAATGAAAGATTCCTTCAAAAATGTCAGTCGATACTTCAGTTTGTAATGAGTATTTGCACCATACAGATCCTTGAAAGGAACGATATTTGTTCGACTGTTGCTACTGGTATTGAACTTAGGTGTCAGATCGCTCCACAGAGGAGTGATCCAGGTGATATAAGTTTGAACCAAATCTTCATAACGAATTTTCTTCTTATCATCGCGTGTCAATTCTCCACCTTCCTTGTAAATTTCTACAAGAATGATGAACAAATCAATCAGACGATTGCGTGACCCCTGAAGATTCTTGAATCCTTTTTTCTTCCTATCTGGATTACGTTTGGTGATGTGATTCACCAAAGGCAAAAATACATTGAAGAAAAACTTTTTGAACTCGGGGAAGGTTTGTTCCGCAAGACTTCCAGTCTGATAGTCTGCATCAAGATTCTTACCTTGCCATGCGTCGATAGAACCACGATAGGTATAATAGTTGTTCAGTGAAGCCAACCATGAACAAAACTTATATCGAAGTGTATGTGTCTGAGTTACATAAGACTCCGCATCTTCACCCAGATAAAAATACTGTTTGACTTCATCATTTAGATCACGAACCCAGGTGCAAATATCCGCAGTAGAACAATTACGAAACTCCTCATCATTGAGATTTTCATTGTCATTCAGTTTACGGAATAGATCTGCACGTTCTTCACGATTCAGATCATAATACTCTTGATATTCAAACAGTTGTTTGTCAATCCACTCAGCAAGACGTTGGAAACTACCACCAGATTCCGTCAATCTGGAATAACAATAGTAGTTACTCTTGGAAAGAGTAATACGTTCAATCTCACCTGATTCACTTTCAATCAGGTAATTTCCAGGTTCCAGACATACTTTGTTATTATACCAATCAATCAAAGTATCGGATCGATTGCCACCATCAATGTGAATATGAGTGTAACCATTTTCGGTAAAAGACTTCAGGTGATCAATAAATTGCAGATCACGGGGATTTCCAGAAACTAGAGCTTTTGGTTCTAGGTTAGAAATAGTCTCCCCAAGATTGACCAGATGGAATGTGGTAGTATCAGAATATCCATGTGCAACTGCACTCATATAGGAAGATTGTTTCCCAGGAATAAATCTCCATACAGATTCACGTTGCACAGTTCGATCACGTCCACAGAAACGAATCGTCTCAATAAACTTACTAGCACGTTCAAACTTTTTCTTCTTCTTGATGTAGCGATACGTTGTAAGTTCGGACGAGTCAACTTCGGTAACGGGACCAAAACCGACGTTCTCTTTTTTCTTAGTCATGTCTTACCTCAATGGTTTTTTGCGGGGTGTCTTCACGAACAACTGTTCATCGGACGAATTTATTCTAAGATAAAAAAATCAGTTTGTCAAACCGATTGTTCTTTGCAGAGACCCTGAAGTTTCAGGTACAAAGCACTATGTTTTTTTACATAGGATTCATGATAATCAATCCATGATTTAACCTCAGAAAGAATGTCCTGGTAGAACTCTTCTGCCGTTACTTCATCATCATTCATGTAATCAGCAACAATATCTCCAAGACGATCTTTGCGTTGTTCAGAATAATTAGACAGTTTCATTTTCAAAAAATAGGATTGACACCAATAACTTTTGCTTTAGGATTACGTGCTAGTGCAGTCTCCTTAGCATCATTGTAATTAGCAGCAATGACTTCTTCATGAAAGACAGTTCCACCAATATACAGTTTGACTTTCCATTTCATACTGCAAGTGCTCCTTCAGGAATTGCAACAACTTCAGGATCGTTGTCATTGAACTCGTTCATATCATAACATACCCACTCACCGTTGCGGAAAATGTACGCATATTCTTCATTATTATTCTTATCCAGATACTCACCCATAGTCATCAACTTAGGAGGGCAATCTTCACCACGTTGTGCATAGTGTTGAGGACCATATTCTGCTGCCTCAACATTCTCCATCACATAAGGAGCAAGTTTTTTACCAGTCCAGCGGTCTTTTGTCCAGCAACATGACATATCACCACCATCAATCAGTTGGGAAACTTTCTCCTTCGTATTGTAGTGCGTCTTGAGAATCCGACC